ATGCCACACATTTTCCTAGACGAGAGCGGACAGTTTTCTAAACATAGCCACGAAAAGTATTTTGTGGTTGCGTCATTTACCGTAGGCGACATTCGTCGAACAGCGAAAGGATTCCGGGCATGGTGCAGAAGTCATTTTCCCAGGAAAATGCGTGATCAGAGTGAGATAAAGTGGTCGTCAACGAGATATCCCGATAGCTTGCGTTTGAAAATGTTGCGTGAAATTTCAAAGCTTGATGTGCGAATACGGTTTGCATATCTACTCCACAGAAATATTCCAGCGGACTATCATCATAAAAACAAATTGAAAAGCGGACTGTTATATACCAATATTGTCGGCGAAATATTGACATCGTACTTGCCGATAACTGATAAAGAATTCCGTGTTTTCTGTGATCGTAGAAAATTGAGCGGAATGTCTGAAGCCGAATTCAAAGAAATTCTTAAGGCGAGACTTCTTCCGGGATTACCGAAGAATGTAGTGTTACAAATTGAAATGGTTGATTCGGCCGCAGTGGTCAATATTCAGATAGCTGATTGGATAGCCGGAGCCTTGGCACGATACCTTGAAAAGGGGAAGCTTGGAGAAGAATGTTTCCAGATTTTGAAAGGTAATATCATCGGGGAAGGGAAGGAACTATTTAACGGAGAGACGATCGCATAAACAAAAAATCCGCCGTAGCGGGTTCTTTGTTAGAAGTAGCGTCTCACAAGGTGGTGCTCTCCAACTCAAGCCCCAGATACTCTGAGGGAACATCGGAGCGCCTCGTAAGTTATTATTGCGTACTTCTGGTACAAGACTAGCAAACTCGATGCGTGTTGTCAACTTGACCTGTTGACAGCGTTAATTTGTAATAAGATACTCCGTGCAGGAGGCGAGGATTTGACGAGGGTCAGGGGTCGGATAGCCCTGTATATTCCATTTTTTGTTTACTCGTATAGTCACCTCGCAAGATCGTCCCGTGATGAGCACACAACTCATCCGGCCCAACTTCAAGTGTGATAAGCGTTTACTATTCCGCCACTCCTGCACGGAGCATCTTATGAAATTGTCAATGAGCTATAAAAATTTCTGCGCGTTAGCCAACATTTCATTTTTGTCGAAGTTCAAATATATGAGAGCCGAATACGGACTCACGTGTCCAAGCATCATCTGGACGTCTTTGAGATCAGCTCCACTGGCTTTCATTCGATGAGCTTTGGCATGTCGAAACATGTGAGGATGTATTCGTTTGGTGATTCCGGCTTTGGCGGCGATTTCTTTGACCCAGCGTTCAACCGTCCTAGGGGTTATGCGTTCACGGCCGGGTTTGTCGAGCGATAGAAACAAGCTTTGTTTCTGATTCAGACAGATGCGATTGCCGAGCCAGCGGAGCAGGGTGTTCTGATGGAATTCCTTGTTCCACATGATCCAGCGGATATGCTTGTTTTTCTTTGTCTCTATCGAAGTGAAATTTTCGGTTGAGGATATCTGATTGACATCAAGATCACACAGCTCGCTTACACGAACGCCGGTGTCGTGTAGGAGGTTGAGTACGGTCAGCTTTTGCAAGTCATGGAGTTCCCATGGATTGAGCGTCTTGCACATTGCGGCATAATCTTCATCGCTAACTCCGATTCTGGGCTTGTGGACGTACTTGGGCTCCTGGATCAAGAAAGGGTTGACGGCGGATTCCTGTACCGAATTGAGGTAGCGAAAGAAGTTCTTCAAAACCCGACAGGAAAAAGCTACAGTAGGCGGATTATGATCCGTTGCCAGATGATGATTGAACGCCACGATGTCGCTGTTACTGATTTCTTTGGTGTCGGTATTCTTGAAATTTGAAAGTCGAAGCAGGTATGGCTTGTATACCTCGGCCGCCCGTGGGCTTCGTATGACTTTCCAATCCAAATAATTTTGTACTGCTTGATTAATGATCATTATGATTTTGGTTAGTTGATAATTCTCGAATATCTCTTGTAGACCGTATGACCCGTCCATGAGTTGTAGGGAAGTGTTCGGGATTCCTCCAGTGTGTATTCAATTTGTTCTCCGAAGTCGAGATCGATCGGCGGTATCCGGATAGTGATCGGCTTTTTCAAGCCTCTCGAAGTGAAGTAGCATTTTTCGTTGAAGAGTCGAGCATCGACTACGCCTTTCTGAAGATACTTTGAGACATATGCGCCGATCGAACGGATATGTTTGATAGCGTTGATCTTGATGAAGCCGTGAGACCAGATTTCCGCTAGCTCGTCGTTGTCGATGAATGGTAGATTGAAGAAGACGGTGTGATAGTGGACGGCTCCACGCTTCTGAAATTCGACAACCGATACATATTTCAAAGGATGTTCGATGTGGTAATTCAACCTCATCACGAACTTGCGCCACATCTCGTTTGCTTCTTTCAGTCCGGTGACGTTTTCGGCGAAAGTGAAGGTAACGAATTTATCGGTATATTCTTGGTACTGGCCGGAATTACAGGCTATTAGACGGCGAATATGCTTCCTAGCGCGTGAGATTGAGAACGGACGACGCATACCCTGATTTCGCTTACCAACACGCTTCTTACGACGATTTCGCGACTTCAATTGACCGCCAAAGTGGATGTCTTTCTCGAATTCGTAGACTTCTTTCACCGGACCGGAAATTACAGCTTTGAATTTTGAGAAATCTACGCCCCAGTTAGTTTTTCGCAATTCGTCGAAAGCTCGACCGAGCTCATCGGCGGAGGGAATCTGATTACCCATACAATTGTCTATTTTGTTTTCTGATTATGTGTGACGGAGGTCGAGTCTAGAAAACACATAACCTACATTTTGATATTTCTTAATGTGGCCGAAAATCTGGCCGCTAAAGCAGCCCAGATTTCGGCCACTTTTATGATGTTAACTTCATAGGTTTCAGTTTTGATGGTTGTGGTGCCGATTGTATTTCCAATCTCACCTTTGATACCGACAGTCTCCTTGGTGTTATACATATTGAAGTATTTCGCTTCACCCCAATATAATTTTCTTGATAGTCGGTTTTCTTCGTTGACTGTTTCATCACCGGATAGGTCATATTCATCGCGAGCGAATAGAGTGATGAATGGAACCATGAACTTTTCGCAATGATAGAATACGTTGGTCATACCTCTCATGACGGCGTGAACGGAAGTCGGGCGTTGAGTAGTGTAGAAGATCGAACGATCAAATTTGCGGGTTTGAAGAATATTTAATCTTTGAGACATGGGCATTTTCGACATCTGGTATGAATCAAAGAGCACATATGCTTCATCTATACCGACAATACAGTTTCGTAACTTCCCGAAATTTTCGTGCCATTTTTCATCCGTTGGCATCTTTCGGAGATTAGTAGCAGGATATTTTATGAACTTTCTTTTGAGACCGATAGCGCCTAGGAATATGCAGAATGGATTTTGCCTAGCGTCGTAGCCATTCCAATTGATCGTAAAATTCGTGTAAACAACATGACCGGCATTCAGTAGGCGAAGAAGATCCCGAACCATAGCGTACGTCTTACCTTGGCCGAGCCGGCCGTAGTAGCAATATATGCCGTGCTCTATATCCATTCGTTTTGATTTGAACATAACCACTGATTTAATTATTTTTTATATATTCGACCCTGGTACTTCAGTACATAACAGACAAGCAACTCACAAAATTTATTGTCGTCGATCTCGCTGTATTTCCAAGAATTGATCAGATCAGCGACGTGACAGACAAACCTCCGTTTGATGATATGAGGATCATTCGAATACAACCTGTTCCACATGACTTTTTACATTAGCTAATAATGCGAACAAATTTCGTTATCCCGAACCTCGCAACTTGTTTATGACCCAATTAACCAGCTGATATATTTTGTAGCCGACTTCTATCCCGACTCCGGTGATCATATATGTCATCGCCGTAGACAGGGGAGGGAAGATCGTCGCAAAACCGCGATAGTAGCCAAAGATCGTCGTGATCGTAGCGTCGAGACCAAGCGGCAGAGATGAGACAGTCGGCAAGAAGCTCAACAACCAAGACATCGCATCCATGACGAATGAGATTAGCAGTGACGTTATCATGGCCTGATTTTGCTAGAAGCGTACTTCCACAACCAAAAGAAGAAGCCGGCACCAAGCAGCAGATTAATCATATTATTCAGGCTCGACCAACCTGAACCCCAATAATTATTCGTCGTCGAAGAAGCCATCTGCGTCCAATCGATGAAAGTAAGCGTCTTGCCTTTCCATATCAATGTCGAAGTGGCGTTATAGAGCCGATTCGAATTGCTCGGAAATGTCATGGAAAGATTGGCCGTCGAAAGAGCGGTCGTTGATGCAGTGCTATAGCCGGTAATATCCTTTGACACGAGAAAGATGTAACCCCAAAGGGGCCTTATATTTCAGATCATTATACTGCTCTTGAAAACGGAGGCGAGTATACGTATCGGGGACAAATAATAGATACAAGACGTTCTTGAATACCGTTCCGACGGCGCAGCCGATACCCGAAGCGGTAAGCATGGAATCGCAGTCGCTTAATCCAGTGGTGATGGTTATCGGCGTTGATGTAGCAGGAAAGTATAGGCTAAGAGATGAGATCGGCGTGACTGTCTTATTGACGATGAATTCGCTTGATGTAGCGACGTACACGTTCGGCGAATTGTCGAACAGAATAGACATGTGGTACCGGCCATCCAGAAGGGTAGTGGTCGTGGAATATGTATAGGTACCAGGCGTTGATAGCACACCAAAATTGAATTCCTTATAGTCGCCATTATCCGTATCCAGTAGACTGATTAATAAATTGGGAGTTGATGATCCGATATCTTGGCCGACGGAATATGTACCGGAAATTGTTGTTGGTGTACCTATAGGTGTGACAGAATACGCTGGTAGAAAAGACAAAATTGCGGATTGAGCTGGCGGAGGCGGCACGTAAGAATCAGATAGCATGAAATACAGATCCGACACAGAGCCACATGACCAGTAACCGCTACATGAACCGTTCGTATATGAATTTGCATCAGATGAACCGTAGAATCGGGTAGTCGTGCCAGAATGTAGGTAGATTGCATAATAGCTACCAGCAGACAGACTAATGCCATTCGAGGAACCGCCTCCACCGCCTGTTGACTGATAGTTGTATGTAAAATCCCAGCCATATTCAGCTTCGCCGGTGCCGACAGTGTGATGATTGGTATTGCTATTCGTACATTGAGTAGACCAGTTCGAAAAATCACCAGGGTCGCAGGGAACGTATAGAATATTGAAGGTGGAACATGCAGAGCTCGTGCATCGCCAAATCTGTAAGTCGTTATCGCCCGAGACCGGCTTGGACAAACGAACACGTACGCCTTTCAAGGTACCGCTAATGCCCGTAAATGACTGAACAATCCACCCAGCACCAGAGCCATCCTTATATACCGAGTGATCAGTCTGCTGGGCTAACGTGGAAGCAAATACAGCACGGGAAGATATTGCGCAGGATATTGCAACAACTGAGAGGCATATGAGGATGGTCTTCTTGTACATGTGTTTGATAAATTACTAATAATGATCTGGTCGGGTCAGTCTAGTCATAGCTAGAGCGTAATTTTTCCGAAATTTATTGTGTCAAGGTCGCTTCGCGGCGCTCTACACTGTTATATTTTTTAAGGTGTAAGAGCGCCACGAAGCTCTCTTGACAAAAAATTTCCTGAAAAATTATTGCTCTGCTATGGCAAGCCTGACCCTCCAACTGACTGAACGGGTTGCGGAGGTTGGAATTGAACCAACTATCTCCAGAAAGTCGATCTGGCGGGTTACCGGTACCCCACTCCGCGGTATCAAAAGACCGATCTCGTGTGAACAGTCTCTTGCCTTCTAAGCAGAGGACTAGCCTGATTGCTTAAGAAAGATCAAACTGTGCGGCTTACGCCGCGATGGTCATTTAATACCACCCACATATCCCCTTGCCTTATGCCAGAGCATGAATACGGCCGCGAGGAGCAACATGGCTGGGACAATGTAGGGAAGGATGTCGATAACTAGCGTATTGACCTGCCCGATGGTGTTATCCCAGATGGTGTGAACCACAGCCAGAGAAATAGTGGTAGAAGCTAAAGTAGCAACTAAATTATTTTGATTAGGGTTGATAATTTCGACCTAGAGAACACGATCCCTATATTGGGCTTATTGACGTTGCCAACTAGCGGAACATAGACCGAAGCACGTTTATGATCATGTAAGCGAACATACCCAGAAAAATGGCGGCCAGATATATTTGATATGCGTCGGATACGATATTCATGCGAAGAATTGATAGAATAACGTTACTCCTTGCACTAGCATCCAATACACGACCAATGGGGCACCAACAACGGCCGGAACGAGCAGGAACGTTATCCAAAACAGGTCAATGTAGGAGGCGTTATCGAGTATTGGTTGTAATGTTTGGATTAATGGATTCATTTTTTTGATTTCATGCCCCTGATCGAAGCGAACACCGTGGCGAAGAACAAGACTGACAAAAAGAAAATAATGATGCCGATACCGAATATCATCGAGCCGTCATCACGGACTGAAATAGGGGAGTCTGGGAAGATAGCCGGCTGGGTTGACGAAGAAGTGACCGTACACGTTTGCTCTACCATGAGAGGCGGTTCATCTGTGTTGTAGAGGTTGTCGCAGTGCCAAGAATTGATCATGGGATTATTCGATTACGGAACACTGATTGACCATATAGAGAGCATTATCAAACTGGCGTTTCCAGAAGTAGAATCGTTGGTAATCGCCGTTGTAGTATGCCTGCAACATGAATATGAGAGAGTCCGGGACTACGTTCTCATTCACGTCGAATGATTTATTATTGATTTTTATGTGCATTTCTCGTAAGTAATTTTATTAACGCGCGAATCTCCATTTGAGCCGCCAGGGAAGTAAGCCCGGCAACCCATCGATAACATGGAGAGGGAACAGAGAGACTAGAGGGACCTAACTGCGACGATTTTGAGAGAAGCAAGAAGGTTTGAGCCGGCGACAATCTCCACATCAGCTTCAACCTCCTGATCGAGCAGATTGGATATGTTGCCAACCTTGTTGCGATCAAGCTTAAACTTCAAAATTTTGCCGTTATAACGAGCATGGATATTGGAGTATTTGACCCCTTGATATTCACCATCGTAAAACTCGAGCAACGACAATTTTATGGTTTGCATTTGTTATATTTATATAAGAAAATCACCCCATGACCCCCGCAGGGAATTCACGGAATAACTTCAATTTGTTTTTTAACGACCTTTAATGTCGATAGGGTAGCCTTACTTGCTGGCTTTAGTCCCTCAACACTCTAAGGTCAAGTATGTCGCACAATATATCTTGTACACCATGTCATATATTGCAAAACCTAGGTACTTCCCTATTTAGGACAAAAAAATCGACCCCAGCTCAGGTCGACCTTAACTACCCTTTCTTAGAGTTTGATGTAGTTCAAAACTGCTGCCGTCGAGCTAGCTACCTTCTGTTCGTCGACATGCTTTGCCGTATTTGATATCAATGGAGCCAAGATATAATTCCAAATGAAATTTACCGCACCTTTCAAGTAATTGTCCCAAATGTTCGATATGAGGTTGGTCAGGAAGTTCCAGTTGTCCTGGAAGGTCTGGGAGGCCACTATGCTCCTCAAGTTGAGTCCGAAATAGGCTAAGAGGAGCAGGGCGATGAATATGATGACGAGCATCTTTATAAGTCCCCTGTTTCGATTTTTCAAAATGATCATGATAGGTCAAGTATAGCAT